GGTAAAACAAAATACAAACCAATTACAGGGAAGGCAGTAGATTTAAAATAATGAATCTAAACAGCATAGAAAAACCAATTGTTATTGATAATATTTTACATCAAAATGATAATTTAAAAATTCTAAAATATCTTTTAGTAAATGGTCGTTTTTCACTAGATAGAGGTCCAGTCAAAAACAAAATTTATAACTCACAAATAGATTTATTACTAACTAGTACATTTATGGATACTGAAGCACACAGAGGTTTTATATGTAAAATTTACAATAATGAAGAAGGTGAAAGAGAGCAAATTGAATTTGACGAACCTTTTAGTCTTTATGCGGAAATAATTTTAAATCAATTAAGTAAACAACTAAAGTTTGAGTACAAAAAAATCACTAGAATAATTTACAATTATTATTGTCGTAATCAATTTGCTACTGAACATCAAGACGGAACTGAAGATAATGAATTTTCGTTAGTTTACAACATTACCACTACAGATGGGGGCACAATAATTCAAGGTGAAAAATATCCTGATAAAATAGGACAAGCAAAAATATTTAAAAGTAAATGGTGGCATAGGTCTTGGCCATGTGTTAAAGATAAGGGTAGAGTATCATTAAATATTAAATTTATAGTATAATGCCAATAGGAAGATCACAAATAAGAAAACAAGTTGAAGGTAAATTAAGAGGTGCGAGAGACGAAAAAAAGAAGAAAAAACGTATCCTTGCCAAATTATATAGCAAAAAGTCTAAGGTCTTCAAAATTTAACCAAAAAGTGATACAATCTAAGAAATTGTATAACCGTAAAAAGGATAAAAATGGCGACTTCAGGAACTGCTAGTTTTGATTTATCAATAGAAGAAATAATTCAAGAGGCTTACGAAAGATGTGGGTTGGCTACAACAAGTGGTCACAGTCTTAGATCTGCTAGAACAAGTCTTAATTTATTATTTGCTGAATGGGCTAATAGAGGAATACATCTTTGGAAAGTATCCTTACATGAAAACGCATTAGTTTCTGGTCAAGCTGAATATGCTGTAGACGCAGCGGTAAGTGATGTTCTTGAGGCTTTTGTATCTACAACTGCAGCAGGTGCAAATTCAGTTAACACACAAGATGTATCTTTAACAAAAATAGATAGATCAGCTTATGCTGCATTACCAAACAAATTAGCTTTAGGGCAACCATCACAGTATTATGTGGATAGACAAGAAATTCCTAAAATATATTTATATCAAGCACCTAACTTAATTACATACACCACTTTAAAATATTACGTAATTAAAAGAATCCAAGATGCAGGAGCTTACACAAACGATGCTGATGTGGTATTTAGATTTTTACCTTGTATGGTTGCTGGACTTGCTTACTACTTAGCAATGAAGAACGCACCAACACTTGTACAACAAAATAAATTAATTTATGAAGATCAATTAAAAAGAGCATTAGATGAAGATGGTCAAAGAGCTTCAACTTATATTACTCCTCAATCTTTTTACCCTAATGGAATATAATCATGGCTAAATGGGCAACAGGTAAAAGATCACAGGCGATATCAGATAGGTCTGGAATGGCCTTTCCTTACACTGAAATGGTTAAAGAATGGAATGGTTCATTAGTTCATTATTCAGAGTTTGAACCTAAACACCCACAAATACGGAGAAGACATAATACTGCGGATGCAATAGCTTTACAAAATTCTAGAAGTATGAAGTTTCAACAACCAGTTGACATATCTACTGTAAACCCACAAGCACCCCAAGACGACACAATAGTAAGTTCAGGTGGTTCAATGGTTGGTGTTGCTAATTTAACTTTACCTGGAGACTTTGCACACATAACTTTAGGAGCTCCTCCTGTATCATTAGAAGGTAATAACATAACAACAATGGTTCCTGCAGACCCTTCTCTACAAAATAGAAGAAGACAAGCAGAGCTAATGGTAGGCAACGTAACAGTGAGTATTACATAATGGCAATAACACATTCAAATTTTTTAACACAAGTAAGAAACTATACAGAAGTAGATTCTAATGTTTTAACAGATGCAATTATTCAAGATTTTATAAGAAGTGTAGAATTAGATATTGCAGGAAAAGTTGATTACGATGACCTAAGAAAATATTCAACATCAAATTTTACAGCCGGTAATAGATATGTCTCGCTACCTTCAGATTTAACAATTATTAGATCAGTGCAAGTTATTAATGGTTCTACAAGAACTTTTTTAGAGAAAAGAGATACTAGTTACATATCTGAATTTAATGGTTCTTCTGCACAAGCATTACCTGCTTACTGGGCCAACTGGGATGATTTTAATTTATTAGTAGCACCAGTTCCAGATCAAGCATATCAAATTCAAATAAACTATATTACAGATCCTTCACAATTTACTTCAACAACCGAAACATTCATATCAAAATACCAAGAGTCTATGTTGTTACATGGTGTTTTGACAGAGGCTTTTAGGTTTTTAAAAGGTCCTATGGATATGTACAACCTGTATGAAAAGAAGTATAATGAGGAGATACAAAATTTTGCTTTACAACAAATGGGCAGAAGAAGAAGATCGGAGTATGATGATGGAGTACCTAGAGTACAAATTCCTTCTCCTACTCCTAACACATAAATTTATTAAGGAGAACTATTATGGCAATAACAACAAACGCAATATGTGACACTTTTAAAAAAGAATTGTTACAAGGCAAACATGATTTTGATGGATCATCAGATACATACAAATTAGCTATGTATACATCATCAGCAACATTAGGAAAATCAACAGAAAACTATTCAACAAACCCTGGTGGTGGATCGAACACTGAAGTGACTTCATCTAACTATAGCGCAGGTGGAAAAGCACTTGTAAATCAAGGAGTTAAAGTTTCATCTTCAGTAGCAATTACTGATTTTGCTGACCTTTCTTTTCAAAACGTAACTCTTACTGCTAGAGGTGCGTTAATTTACAATACAACAACTGATGGTGGTTCAAACACTACTGACGCAGTTTGTGTATTAGATTTCGGTGGAGATAAGACTGCAACATCTGGAACATTTACAATCCAGTTTCCTGCATTCACAACAGCTGCTGCGATTTTAAGAATAGCGTAAATTTAAAGGAGTAAACATGGCTTTGGTAGTAAATGATAGAGTAAAAGAAACTTCGACCACAACTGGTACAGGAACCTTTAGTCTTGCAGGAGCAGTTTCAGGTTTTGAAACTTTTGTTGCTGGAATTGGTAATTCTAATACTACTTATTATGCCATAGTTAATGTAAATGGAGAGTTTGAAGTTGGTTTAGGGACCGTAACAGATGCAGGTACAGATACTTTAGCTAGAACTACAATTATCTCATCATCTAATAGTGACTCTGCAGTAAACTTTTCTGCAGGAACTAAAGAGGTATTCTGTACTCTTCCTGCTTCTAAGGCTGTAATCCTAGATGCAAGTGGAAACATAGTTGCAAACAATGGAGTTAATTTAACAGCATTAAATGCAACTCAACTTACAAGCGGAACAGTTCCTGATGCAAGATTTCCATCAACACTACCAGCATTGAATGGTTCTGCTTTAACAGCATTAAATGCAAGTAACATTGCTAGTGGTACTGTTGCAAACGCAAGATTAGATGCGCAACTTCAAGATATTGCAGCTTTGTCTGCAACAAGTGGTAAAATTATTCAAGGTGATGGATCTGATTTTATTTTATCTGCATATACACTACCAACATCAGATGGATCAGCTAATCAAGTTTTAACCACAGATGGTTCTGGAGCTGTTACTTTTGCAACTCCTACAGTTGGAGACATTACTTCAGTAGTAGCGGGTACTGGTATGACAGGGGGTGGAACGTCAGGAGATGTTACACTTAACGTTATTGGTGGTACAGGAATTACAGCTAACGCAAATGACATCGCTATTGACTCAACAGTAACTACACTTACTGGAACACAAACTTTAACAAATAAAAGTTTAACGGCTCCTATTTTAACAGGTAGCGCTAGTGCTGCAGGTTCAATATTATTTAAAGAAGACACAGATAACGGGACTAATGCAGTAACACTAATAGGTCCTGCCTCAACAGCAGATGTTACGATAACACTACCAGCGTCAGCAGATACGTTAGTAGGTAAAGCAACGACAGACACTCTTACAAATAAAACAATTGATGCATCACAATTAGTAAACGGTAGTATTGCTACTGCAAAATTAGCAGATGATTCCGTGACATTAGCCAAGATGGCTCCAGGTACAGATGGTAATATTATTTCATACGATGCTTCAGGCGATCCAGTTGCAGTAGCGACAGGAAGTGCAGGACAAGTTTTAACTTCAGCAGGAGCTGGTGCTCCTCCAACTTTCCAAACCCCAACAGTCGGAGATATAACTTCTGTTGTTGCTGGTTCAGGTTTAACCGGTGGTGGTACATCAGGCGATGTAACATTAAACGTTGGAGCTGGTACTGGAATTGATGTTGCAACAGATGCTATTTCTGTTGATGTATCTGACTTTTTAACTAATGGTGCAGACAACAGAGTTGTTACAGCTACAGGCACAGACGCTATGAACGGTGAAGCTAATCTTACTTTTGATGGTTCTACTTTAGCTGTTAGTGGAGCTATAACCACTACTGGTAATATAACTACAGACCACGTCTTACCTACAGCAAGTGATACTTTTGATTTAGGTGCTTCAGATAATGTTTGGCGACATGTGTATACTGGTGACTTACATTTATCTAACGAAGGAAAATCTGAGGGTAATGCTGTTGATGGCACAAAAGGTAATTGGACTATTCAAGAGGGTGAAGAACATTTATTTATATTAAATAATAAATCTGGTAAAAAATATAGATTTGAATTGAAAGAGATGTAATGATTTTTAATTTTGACGCAAAACAATACGATAGTGAAAAATTGTCTGAGAAAGGTAAAGTGTATTTACAAAAAATACAAAGCGTTATTTCTAAAAAAAGTCAATTAAGTTTTGAATACAATGATTTAGAAATTGTACAAAAACACTACTCTGATCTGCTTACTAAAGAATTACCAGAAGAAGAAAAGGTAGCGGAAAAAAAAGAGGCCTAACCCATGGCCTTTGCAATAACCGCATATTCTGAAGCGGCATTCTCATCAGAAGCTAATAGTGTCATAGCTTATGCTTCAGGTATATCACTTACTAGTTCAATGGGTGAGGAATCTAACACAGGTACAGCTAATGTTTCTGTAACGGGTACTCAATCTACAATAACTATTGGAAGTTCAAGCGCAGGCTCTTCAGTTTTAGTCAATGCCACAGGATCACAATTAACTTCTTCAATTGGAGCAGAAACCATTGATATTGGTGTTCCAATAACTGGTTTTGAATTATCAATTAGTAATAAAACTTTTACTCAAGATACTTTAGCGGCTTTTGCTCAAGCACCTTTTGCAACACAAAGTCCAAGCACCTTTGAAGTTCCGACTGTTACTATTGAGGGAACAACTGGCGCAGGAACCTTACCTTCTTTCTTACTACAATCTACGTTAGGTACTTTCTCTGTGTCTGCAGGTGGAAATGTATCTATTAGTGTTACTGAGCACACTCTTAACACTTCTATAGGTAGTAGTTCTATTGTGGGACATGCGAATGTTCCTGTAACAGGTACCTCACTAACATCATCACTAGGAAGTGAGTCTGCATTTACTGATATTGATGTTGCAGTTACAGGTATGTCATTAACTTCATCAATAGGAGAAGAAGTACCGACTGCAGGTGCCAATGTTAGTTTAAGTGGAATATCATTAACAAGTTCTATTGGTACAGCATCACAAGCTACAATATATAATGTAACAGGATCTCAAATGACCTCTTCTATCGGGTCTGTTACAATTTCTGCAAGTGCAAATGTATCACCGACAGGAATTCAGGCACAATCAAATGTTGGATCAGTCAATGTAACTGCTTGGGCCGAAATAAACCCTGGTGTGTCTAATGTTTGGACTGAAGTTGATTTGGCAGCTTAAAAAATGTATAATAACTAAAATAGGAATTTTATATGGCATCAAGTTACACAGATTTAGGCGTTGAACTTATAACAACTGGTGAGAAAGCCGGACTATGGGGCACAATTACAAATAATAATTTAGAAATAGTAGAACAAGAAGTAGGGGGTTATGTTGCAAAATCAATTGCTGGTGGAGCGCAGACTACAGTTTTAGCAATTACTGATGGATCAACATCTTCTTCAGATGCAAGAAATGCAATAATAGAATTGACAGGAACTATTACAGGTAATCAAATAGTGACTGTTCCAAATAGTATTCAAAAAAATTATGTTATATTTAATAATACAAGTGGTGCACATACAGTTCAATTTAAAACTGTTTCAGGAACTGGACCAACATTTTCAACAACTGATAAAGGTATTAAAATAGTTTACTCTAATGGAACAAATATTATTGACGTAAATGGAAATTTAGGAACTGTAGTAACTGATGGTATCACTGCTTCTGGTGACATTGTACCAGGCACAAACGACACTTTTGATTTAGGGGCTTCAGGAAACGTCTGGAGAAACGTTTACACAGGGGATCTACACCTTAATAATGAGCATAAAATTGAAGGTAATGTTGTAGATGGATCTAAAGGTAGCTGGACTTTACAGGAGGGTTCAGATGATATATTCTTAATCAATAATAAATCTAATGAAAAATTTAGATTAAAATTAGAAAAAATTTAAAGGAGACACGATGGGTATTATTTCAAACGGAACTACAATAATAGATAACGGGGCAATCGGAGCAGATAAAGTTGATACTACGCAAATTGCAGATGATGCAGTAGAGGCAGCGGAACTTGCAAACACTGCAGTAAGTGCAGGATCCTATACACTCGCTTCTATAACTGTAGATGCTCAAGGTAGACTTACAGCAGCTTCAAGTGGCTCTGCTGGTGGTGGAAACATGCAAAACATTTTTTTTAAAACAGGTCCAGCTTCAGGAACTTATACTGCTGGTCCCAATGCTTCAAAGTATCAAGCTTATGCTTACGCTGGAGGAGGCGGAAGCGGAGGCGGAGGACGTAAGCCATCGGGTTCAGGTGGTAATGGAGGATTTGGTTTTTATGCAGGATCTGTAAATGGTGGAACGGGATATTCTTATGCTATTGGTGCAGGTGGTAACGGTGGACCAAATCAAGGAAGTGGTGGTGCTGGTGCTGCAACAAACATAACAAATTTATTTACAGTAAATGCTGGTAATGGTGGAAACGGAGGGCATAATAATCCTAACAACCCTTCAGGAAACCCAGGTAGTGCAGGAAATGCACCTGGTGCAACCCATACCGATTTTCAAAGAGGAGTTTTATGGGCTCCTGGTCAAGCTAATGTAGGCTCAGGTGGTAGTCCTGTTACTGGGAATGATCCCGCACCTTCAGCTGGTAGTGGAAACGCAGGTAGTGCAGGTGGAATAATTTTATTTGATGATAGGGGATAATTATGGCTTATTTTATTTTTAATACTGATAATTCAATTGTTAGAATAGCTGCTAATGATGCAGACAGAGATGCTTTAAATTTAAATTTGTCTGACTATAATGTTGTTTCTGTTACAGAGGATCAATTTAATAGTGTAAGATCTAATGAAAAAAACATTAACTATGATGGCACTAATTTAACTTTAACCGGTAGAACAGAGGAAGTTGGTGACATTGATTCAGAAATTGGCCCAGCAACATCAGTTACCTTTACTCAAGCAAACCTTGAACATCATATAGCTCAAGTAAAACAATCATTAAAAAACTTTATTGATAATAATTCTGGACACATTAAATTTACTGAGTACCAAAATTATTACAACTACTTAAATAATTTAGATATGTCTACATTAACTTTTCCATTAGATGGTTCTTGGGAAAAATACTGTATTAGTAACTCTATTGCTTTTGTTCATCCTTTACAAATTTGTTAAACTAAAGTAAAAGAATGATGTTATGTTCAGTAATATCATTGAATTTAAGGCAAATAAAAATTACGTAGACTTAAAAAGCCAATTACCAGAACCTATAAAGACTAACGTACCTGAATGGTACAAAAAACTTAAGCACACACTTCTTAAAAGAACTGTAAAAGGATGCATTCCTTTTTTAGATACTTTAACAACTGGATATCTTTTAAAATTACCTCTTGATATTTATATAGAGCATAATGTCTATAATGATGGAGTTAGAGAATCTGGTTCAAAAACAGGGCTTATGGACTCTGATGGATTTATAAGTGATTTAAATATTAATAAAGGTTTAGAATTACATCCAATACCTCAGCTTAAAGGTAGCCCCTATGTTCAAAAAAATAAAACACTCCCTGTAAATAAAATTTTAAATCCCTGGACTATTAAAACACCTCCAGGATACTCGTGTTTATTTGTTCCTCCCCTCAACAATACTGATGATAGATTTAGTATAATTCCTGGTATTGTAGATACTGATATGTTTCCTGCAGAAATTAATTTTCCATATGTTGTTAATGGAGACAAATACCCTGTGCTTAAAACTACAATAGAAATGGGTACTCCATATGTTCAAATAATTCCATTTAAAAGAGAGTCATGGAAAATGAAAATATCTGAATTAAAAGAATTATCTACATTACAAAATAAATTTTCTGTGGTGTTAAAATTATTTAATAATTATAAAAGTAGATGGTGGTCTAAAAAATCATGGAGATAGTAAATAATAAATTAACAGATTATATTGAAGTATTTGATAACGTTCTTTCAGAGGAAACTAATTTAAATTTTTACAAATTTCTTAAATATGAAGATCACAGATTCGAAAAAGCAAAAGTACAAGAAGCAGATGGTGTACCTGATCAAGTAAGAAAAGATAAAAGAAATTCAAGCCTATGGTGGCCAAGACAAATAAATTGTTCAATGTCAGAATGTCATTGGACTTCATTATTAGGTAATGTTTCTAAAAAATTATATTTTAATTATTTAAAAAAAATGTCACTTCCTCTTGACTTTAATATGACAGAAATATCCTTTTTAAAATATGAAGAAGGAGGTCATTACAATACCTTTCATGTAGACCAAGGAAAAGTTAACAGAAGTTTAAGTTTAGTGTTTTGGGTAAATAGTAATTTTGAAGGAGGTGATTTTAAATTTAAAAATCCTTCAAACGATGTTGAGGTAGAAATTGAAAAAAAAGCAAATAGAGCTATAGTTTTTCCTAGTAATTTTTTATTTCCACATAAAGTTCTTCCTGTAAAAAAAGGAGTAAGATATTCGGTGGTATCATGGGCACAATAAGAAAAGATTTTAAATATAAAATTGTTAAAAATTTTTTAACAAAAGATGAAGTTAAATTATTTACACATTATTGTGAGATAAAACACAGAACAAATACTGATAGTTTTGATCGAGGTAAAAATGCTGATACTCAATATTATGGAGATGCTATTATGGAATCTTTACTTTTGTCTAAACAAAAAAAATTGGAAAAAGAAACAAATAAAAAACTTTTACCTACGTATGCTTTTTGGAGAATGTATACACGTTTTTCAGAATTAAGTGAACATAAAGACAGAGCTGCATGTGAAATAAGTGTGACAGTACACATAGGTAGTGATGGAACTGAATGGCCTTTTTATGTAGAAAAAGAAAAAATAATTTCACAACCTGGTGATGGTGTAATTTATTTAGGTTGTGATTTAAAACATAGTAGAGATGAATTTCAAGGTGATTGGCATGCACAAACATTTTTACATTACGTAGATGCCGAAGGTCCAAATAAAGACCATCACATGGATAAAAGAGCATACTGGAATACGCAAAATAAAATAAGGTAACAAAAAGGATACTTGAATGATTTTTAAACAAAATAAAATAGACGGATCATGTGAGATATTATTTAATGATAAAGAAAAAAAAATAATAAATGATAAACAAAAAATATTTTTAGATGCAGAATCATTTAGACATTTTGGAAATGTCTTGATGAAAATGGTTGCAGATTGGAATATTAATTTTAACAATGAACTTAAATCTAGAGAAACTACTGGCGATGAAATCGTAGAAGGCAAAGATGGTCCAGGTAACAAATAACTTTTTAGATAACAATTATTTTGAAGACTTAACTAAAACTTTATCTTTAGAATCTTTAAATTGGAATTTTGTAAATTATCAATTTTTTTCCGATGAACTTAATGGAAAAATAATTTGTCACACACTTGTATGTAAAAATTTAAGAGATTTTTTTAATTTTAATTTTATGGAAGATGTTTTAAATAAAAAAATTAAAAATGTAAGGGTGTGTTTAGTAACAAAAAGTTACAGACAGATTGTGTTGCCTGAGAATAAAAATAATACAGATAAATTTATTCTTTTTATAAATACAAATAATGGTTTTTTTAATTTAGAAAACACTGGTCAAATTCCTTGTGAAGAGAATAAACTTATATACTTGCCAAAAAATTCTCATTTTTCTAATAGTTCATGCACTGATAAGGACTATAAAGCTTATCTAGATATAGATATTTAGGCATGGTATAATTAAGCATGCCTTTAACAAAAGTACAAATAGCCCCCGGATTTAATAAACAAGTGACCCAGACAGGAGCAGAGGGAAAGTGGACTGATGGTGACTTTGTCAGATTTAGATATGGACTACCTGAAAAAATTGGCGGTTGGTCACAAATAACATCTGATACTTTACTTGGAAAAGTAACTACTCAATTAGTATATGCGGATTTAGATGGAAACATATATGCTGCATTAGGCACAAACAAAACATTACTTATATTTTATGAAGAAGTATTTTACGATATTACACCTTTAGATGCTGCTATTACTGGTGCAACCTTCACAACAGTTAACAACAACGCATCAGTTACTGTTAATAAATCTGCTCATGGCTTATCAGTAGGTGATTTATTTACTTTTACTTCAGTGACTCCTCCGACAGGTGCAGGTTACACAGCAGCAAATTTTACAACCAATACTTTTCAAGTTGTTACTACACCTACTATAGATACTTTTACTATTACGATGGCCACGAATGCTGGAACTTCTGTTTCTGCAAGTGGAGCTGCAACAATTAATCCTTACGTAAAACCAGGGCCTCTTACACAAAGTTATGGTTACGGATGGGGTGCTTCTACTTATGGAGGAGCCTCAGGTGTAGTTGGCACTCTTAATGGATTACTACAAGACGACACCGCAGGAACTGGAGGATCTGGCACAAGTGTTACCTTAACATCGACTGCTGGATTTCCAACTTCAGGAACAATAAAAGTAGGAGCAGAATTTATTACCTATACTGGTGTATCTTCAAATGACCTAACAGGTATTACAAGAGGTGCAGGGGGAACTAGATCTGCGCACAGCTCAGGAGCAGGTGTTGAGTATTTTATTGGATGGGGTGATGCAGCATTATCTTCTACTACACAACTAGATCCTGCAACTTGGTCTCTTGACCACTTTGGACAAAAATTATTATGTACAATTAAAAATGGACAAACATTTGAGTGGGATCCTTTATCAGTTTCTACAAGCGCATTAACAACACGTGCAACTATCGTTTCAGGTGCACCAACTAGATCTGTTATGAGTCTTGTTTCAGAAAGAGATAGACATTTAATTGTCTTAGGAACAGAAACTACTGTTGGTGATACAAGCACTCAGGACAAAATGTTTATTAGATTCTCAGATCAAGAAAATATATCTACCTATCAACCTACTTCTGTAAATACTGCTGGAACTTTTAGAATAGATTCCGGTGTAAAAATAATAGGTGCAGCTAAGGCAAAGGATTATATTTTAATAGTAACGGATACATCTGCATATGTAATGCAATTTGTAGGACCTCCTTTTACTTTTTCAATAAGACAAGTGGGAAGCAATTGTGGATTGATTGGCCAACACGCATTAAAATATGTAAATGGTAGAATGTGGTGGATGGGTCAAGCTGGCGGTTTTTTTGTATATGATGGTACTGTAAAATCACTTCCTTGCTCTGTTGAAGATTTTGTATTTACGAATAAAGGAGATAACTTAGGTATAAATTATAATTCAGGTGAGCAAGTTATGGCAGGCTTAAATCATTTGTATGAAGAATTAATGTGGTTTTACCCTAAAGCAGGTTCTACTGAACCGGATAGAGTTGTAACTTATAACTATACTGAAAACACTTGGACTACAGGCACTTTAGATAGAACAAGTTGGCACGATGCTACTCTTTACAATAATCCTTACGCAAGTAAATATAACACTACTGGTTTACCTACTTTTCCAGTTGTTCAAGGAGTGACTAATGTAAATGGCGCCTCTACTTACTATGCTCATGAAGTTGGAAATAATGAAGTAGATTCTGCAGGTAATAAAACTACTATACCTGCTTTTATAGAGTCTGGTGATTTTAATTTAGCAGATGGTGAAGTATTTATAAGCATGAGAAGATTTATACCCGATTTTAAATTAATGACAGGAAACACACAAGTAACTATACAATTAAAAGATTATCCAAGTGATACAGAGGCATCATCACCATTAGGCCCCTTTACAATTACTTCAACTACTAATAAAATAGATACAAGAGCTAGAGGAAGATTTGCTAGTTTAAAAATTGCAAACACAAGCACCGATGAAAATTGGAGATTTGGAACGTTTAGAGCTGATATACAGCCAGATGGAATGAGAGGATAATGGAACCAGATTTAACAAATCAATTTGTCCCTGGAGATCAGGCTTTAGGTATAAGAGATCAGGAATTAGGTATAGCACCAATTTACGATCAAAAAGTTAATCAAGATTTAAATTTTGTACCACAAAAAAATCCTTTACCTAATTTTAGAGAAATAGCTGCAAATGTTGCACAAAGTGCTGCTAAAAATTACGCATTAAAAAAAATAGGTTTAGATGGTATTCAAGGTAATATATTAAAATCAGTAATAGGGGGTAATGTTTTGGGTTTTGCTCCAGCGTTAACATTTGCTTCTATTTTACCAGAGTCTGTAAAAGGTATTGCAAATATTTTAAGAAATAAAAGAGCTAACAAAGCTATTCAAAAAGATATTATGAGAGATACACAAGGAAATAATACAGTTATTAGTCCTTATATAACTAATATGCAACCTACTAATCAAGAAATAGGCAGAGGAAACAGACCTGGAGGAGCGGAATACACAGCTCCTGCACAAACACCAAAAGCACCAGCCCCAAGACAAACGAGACAAACAGCAGGTGTTGGAGGATTACATAACTATGGCTAAGGTAGACATAGTAATTCCGGAACCTTCTTCTAATTACTCCGAAGAAAACCAAAGACAAATTAACCAGTCTTTACGAACTATGCAAGATAAGTTAAATACTTCTTATCAACGAGAGTTAAAAAATGAACAAGATACATTTAATTATTTTTTATCATGACAATACAATATAAAAATACTGGTATAAATTTATCAGGTACAGGCACTGTATCTGTTCTTACTTCTCCAACTTCAGCAAGGTGTTTGATAAAACAAATTCAAGTAGATAACTCTTCAGCAAGTCCTGTTAATCTATCAGTGCAAGTTACAGATACTTCAGCTTCAGCTACTTTTGCAATTTCTAGAAAAGCTGTTGCTGCAAACACAGTTGTTAACATTATAGATAAAACTTTAATTCTTGAAGAAGGGGATATTTTAAAAATGACTGCAGGAACTGGCGGGGAAATACAAGGTATTATAAGTTATGCGCAAATAGATAGATCACAAGAAAATGGCTAGAAAATTTAAAGACTTTGTTGAAAGAGATAAGCCTAGAAAAAGACCTCGAAGACATTGCAAAACCCCTAATAAAAAAAAGAAGTTGCAAAATAATAAAAAATACAATAGACAAGGAAGGAGGCAAAAATGAGTGAAGAACTAATTAAAGTACCAGCAGAAGCAAAAGAAATTATTAAAAACAAAAGAACAGGCAAAGTATATGCTAGCAAAACTGATTTTGATAATGATGTTGCTGATCCCAATACTGATACTAATGTGGATGACTTTAGACAGGACCTTGAAATCAAAGTTACTAAAGTTTCTATGGAGTCGCTAACTAAAAAATAATGCAACCTCGAGGAGCTACTGAGCTACAGATGGAAATGCTTGAAAAGCATGTTTCAAAAGATCTGTTAGATCAAGTACAAATTTGTACATCCATCCCTGGTAAAGTACCAATAGATTCAAATAAATTAAACATTCTTTGGCAAAAGAATTCTTGGGATCAACCTAATTTACAAAAGTTTTTTAAGGATCCGTCAAGGTTTGACGAATATGATTGGTATGTATTTAATAGCCATTGGAACTATGAAAAGTTTAGGTATGCTTTTGATATACCCACAGAAAAATCTGTAGTTATAAAAAATGGAATAGAACAATTTCCAATTAGAAAAATATATAAACGGGGAACACCTATTAAATTAATTCACCACTGCACGCCTTGGAGAGGGTTAAATGTTTTATTACGTGCTATGCAAGAAGTAGAAAACCCTAATGTAACGTTAGATGTTTACAGTTCTTGTAAAGTTTATGGATCTGAGTTTGAAGAAATGACTGAAAAAGATTTTGTAGGCTTGTATCAACAAGCTAAAGATCTACCTAATGTAAATTATATCGGTTACAAACCACACGAATACATTAAAGAAATGATGCCTAATTATGATATGTTTGTTTATCCAAGTATATTTGAAGAAACATCATGCGCCTCAGCTCTTGAAGCTTTAGCTTCAGGAGTACATGTAATTACTAATAACTTTGGAGCTTTGTATGAAACTTGTGCAGAGTGGCCTGTGTATATTAATTATTCTAAAAATTATGAACAAATGGCTCAAGATACAGGAGCAGCAATAAATGTTGCAGCGTCTTATTTACATGAAAATTTTATGCAAGAACACCTGCAAGAACAACAAAATTTTTATAAAAGATTTTACAACTGGGAAAAAAAGGGTATGGAATGGACAAACTTTTTGAAAGGAGCTTTAAATGAAAGAAACAATAAATGAAGATACTTACCAAACATTAAAAGAAGTTGAGGTAACACCATACGAAAAAGCTTCTCGTCCTATGTGGAAACCGGACACCGGACAAAAGAAAGAAAGAAAAATTATTGAATCACCATACAACATTATGATATGCACACCTTGTCATAGTGATGTAACAATGCATTACACACAAGCTCTTTTAGAGTTACAGCAACTTTGTATAAAAAACAAAATTAAAATTACATTTACTTTGTTAAAATCTTCTTTAGTAACTCAAGGAAGAAATTTATGTACTTCAGCTTTTTTAGAATCAAATTGTACGCATATGTTATTTGTTGATTCAGATATTTATTTTAGAGCAGAATCTATACTTAAAATGTTAAAACTAGAAAAAGAATTAATTTCTATTCCATACCCACTTAAAACTATGATGTGGGATAAACTCTATGATAAATGGAACAAAGGTGAAGTTAAAAATCCTGGAGATATACATAGATGGTTAAATACTTACCCTATGAAAGTTGAAAACCCTGACAACATTAAATTAGATAGTGGTGTTATGGAAGTTACACATAGCCCTACAGGATGTATGCTCATTAAAAGAAGTGTGTTTGATAAAATGATAAAGAACTATCCAGATAAAAACATAGTTCAAAAGACAGTAATAAATGGTGAGTATGTAGATAGACCTCATTTATGGAACTTTTTTGATTGCATACACGACCCTGATACTAAGACTTATTTAGGTGAAGATTTTTCTTTTTGTAAGCTTTGGAAAGATATAGGTGGGAAATGTTACGTATTTGTCAATGATCCAATCATTCATGTAGGTGAGCACCAATACGAAGGTTGTTTTAGAGACGAGTTGAAACTAGCCGACTAAAATGGTAGTATTCAATACTTAAGATCTAAAAGGAGAATTTAATTAATGGCCATACAATTTTTACCCTACGCATTAGCAGCACTAGGTGGTTATAGAGGTTACAAAGATGCAAAAGCTGCAGGTGCCTCAGGAATAGGAAAAATATTAGGAGCCGGAATAGGTGCTTTTTCAGGATATAATTTAGGACAGGTTGGTGGTTTTGCAAAAGCAGCTGGTTTTGGATCAACTGTACCATCGTTTAGTCAAACAGGTGTAGGTAGTGCACTTGCACAAAGATTGGGTATGGCACCTGCAATGGGTTCAACCTATGATGAAGCTGGATTACAATTAGGTGGTAAAGTAACAGAAACGAACCAAGGTCGTACACTAAGACAAATTTTATTAGAAAAACAAGGAGGCGGTTATGATCCAATGAAGATCGCTGCTTTAGCTGGAGGAGTTCCTCTTGCTCTCGGTGCTTTTAATCAAGGACCTACAGATATTTATATGCCTGGTTACAACATGGGTTATTTAGATTTAAAAGAGAAAAGAGCTGGATATACTTACATCGATCCAACAACAGGTGAAGAAAAAGCGTATGAAAAAGTTTATGCACCTGAAGAAGCTGGAAGAGATGATCCTAGAATGGGTGCTTATTCTATGAACGTTCAAAGATTAAGAGTAGGTGGTATAGCAGAAATAAAAAAATTTAATGAAGGTGGTGTAAACTATCTTCCATCTAAAATTTCTCATGACGAAGACGATGCAAACAACTATGTTAGAGCATCAGGTTATGTAGAAGACGGAGCAGGCGTAGGAGATAAAGACGAGGATACAATGTTAGCTCAATTAGCAGACGGAGAGTTTGTAACAAGAGCAGATGGAGTATTAGGTGCTGGAATCATAGCTGGAGCAAATCCAAATAGCATGAAGGACATGAGAGAAAAAGGTGCCCAATATTTCTATGAACAACAAAAAAGATACAAACGTGTATTTGATTTATTACAGGATAGAAATGGCATCAGTAAACAAAAAACAAATTAAACCTTTAGTAAGTATTCTTGCTTTAGAACCTAAAGATATAGAAAGATTTTGGCCTTTAGCTGAGTTTATGGTAGCTGAATCTTTAGCTTTTTCTGGTAAATACGCAGACTCTGCTTGGGTTATGGATGAGCTTAAAAAAGATACTATGCAGTGTTGGATTATGTTTGGTTCAGATGAATTTGAAGAAAACAAAGTATTTGGTATCTGTGCTGGTAGAATTGGTGTAATGCCAAATTATAATCAATACGAAATTGTTATATGTACTGGAAAAAGAAGAGAACTGTGGGAAGACAATTTAATTAAAGCAGTCACTGATTTTGCCACTGTTAACAAATGCAAAAGATTAAGTATAATGGCTAGGCCTGGTTGGGAAAAAGTTTCTAAAAAATGGGGATGGCAAAAAAAACACGTGCAACTAGAGAAATGGATATAATATGAGTTTTATTTTTGGAAAAAGTAACCAATCAGCAACACCAAGCTCATCAACACAAATTGTAAGAGAAGCTCCAGGTATTGAAGAACGAAAAATAGAGTTAATGGATATAGCTCGTCAAGTAGCTCAAGAACCTATTAACCTTCCAGATTATCAAGTAGCAGGGTTAGGTGCTTTAGAGCAACAAGGAATGACAGCTGCTGGTCAAACAGGAGTTGGTGCAGGAACTGTTCAACAAGGTATAAATCAAATTCAAGGTGCATCGGCACCCATTGGTGCTCAACAAATACAACAATATTTAAATCCATATCAATCTTACGTAACAGGTGAAATTGGAAGACAATCTCAAATGATGCAAAATCAAGTAGCTAATCAAGCAATTCAATCAGGAGCTTTTGGTGGTGGAAGAGAAGGTGTTCAACAAGCAGAACTTCAAGGAAGAACTTTAGAGGCCATGGGTAGAGCACAACAACAAGGTTTTAATACGGCATTAGGAGCAGCTCAGAGACAACAACAAGTTGGTCTTGCAGCTGGTCAACAACTAGGTCAATTAGGTGCAGGTCAGCAACAAATGGCTCAAGCAGATTTAAATCAATTAATGGCTGCTGGAGGTGTTCAAAGACAATTAGCTCAACAAACTCTTGACGCACAAAGACAATCTACATTACAACAACAATACGAACCTTATCAAAGAGCTGAGTTCTTAGCTAACTTGTATGCTGCAGGACCTAAATCTTCTTCTCAAGTTACAATGGGTACACAACCATCTACTAATCCACTAGCTCAAGCTGTTGGTACTGGTATAGGAGCATTTACAGCATTTCAGGGCGTTAAACCAGCCGGGACTTAGGAGTTTACATGTCACTTAACAAAATTTTAAACAGACCTATGTTTAGAAAAGAGGCACTTAGAAAAGGTGTACTTAAAACTATTAATGCAAACACAGGTGTTATGGTTGGGCAACCGACTTCTGCAGCACCAGTCCCAGCACTAAGAAAACCACCAACATTTATGGAAAGAATGTCTGTAAGTGGTCCAGCAAAATTTGCAAAATCAATGTTTAATATTCCTTTTGCAGGTGGTTACTATGGTGGAGAAAAACTTGCACAGGGTTTAGGAATTAAAGATCCATTATTACAAATGCCGTTCGGTATGGCTGGAGGTTATGCAGCAGCTAAAGCATTGCCTGGATTAGCAAGTCTACCTGCTGCTACTTCTGCAGCTCTATTAGCAGGTCCCGCATATCTTATGTATGCAGGTAGTAAGGAAAAAGAAAGAATTGCAAAAATGAGTCCAAAAGAAAGAGAAGCTCATAGACAAAAATCTATGCAGTTTGGAATGTCTTATTTAGATGATGAACAATTTAATCAACAATTTGGTAAGTTTGTACCAAAACCACCCGAACCAATTGAAACAAAAAAATCAGCTGCACCAAGAAAAGGACCAGGTTCTGGAAGAGTAAGTTTGCCAGGAAAATCAAATTCAAAAACATTAAAAGCTGAAGGCGACCCACTGCTACAGGACAACGTGGCTAATTCAGACGACATAGCTAATTTAGATTCAGTGCAACAGAATTCATTGGGAATGCCTCCGGGACCTCCGGGCAGTACAGATGAAGATTTTAAAAATGTAGAAGGTGGTGTTTTTTCTAAAGAACAAAAATCTAAAAACACCGTTCAAGAAAATAACGAAGGTATGACTGCTCCAGAAAAGAAAGCACAAAAAGCAGAAAGCACTGTTCAAGGAAATAATGAAATAGCATTAGGTGGACCATCTGATGATGTAGAATTTAATAAAACGATAGCCCTTGCTAAAAAATATCAAGAAGAAGTATTTAAAGGTGAGGCATCTCAAGCTAATTTAGTATTTTTAGCTAACCTTGCATCAGGATTGTTAACCGGTACTACAGCGAGAGCTGGTATTGGCGGAGCCATGGAAGTATTTGGTCAAGCAATAGGTCCTGCAGTAAATAATTATGCAACAATAAAATTAAAAGAAGGTGAGCTTAGAGCTCGAAACAGAGAAGCATCACTAAATGCTGCAGTAGATCATATGAAATTTTTAAATGATTTAGAAATAGCAAAATTAGAGGGTACTAAAGTTGACAGACCAGAACAAACTGGTGGAATAGTTCAAATAAGAGGAGCTGATGGTAGATTAAGAAACTACAAAGCTTATCAAATGAAAGATGGTACAGTCACAATGGCTGCAGGAGTTGGTGAAGATGGAAGAGAAATGTTTGTGCCAGTAGCACAAGGAGCACCTATCGCTGATAGTAATGGTCAAGTTATTGGTCAATTTGAAAATTTCTTAGAACAAAAAAATGTAGATAAAAGATTATTTGATATTCAAGATGTACTTGGAAATAGATACAATGCATTATCTGTCACAAGAGATGTATTAAAAACTTTAAATCAAATGGA